GAATCAAATTACATCACAACTTTTGGTATAACAAAAGCTTATCAGATCATATAAACTTTGATACAAGAGCGGAATGGTATAAGGATCATTCTATCAACACCCCTTTCACCATCAAAGGCGTGGAATGGAATAGCGTTGGACGCAGTTTGTTTGATGTATATCTAACGGGAACTAAAAACAAAGCAACAGCAGTATTTTCGCTCTCTCAGTTTTACAAAGAAAATCCTACTATAAAAACTCTTGATTTTGATTTAAGTAAAAACCAAACACTTACTTTTGAAAATCACTTTAATATAGAAGGAAGGTATATCGGTTTTACTACCAATCTCACCGTTATCAACGATACTACCGCTTTTCATATTGACAAAAAGGAATTTAAATACCTGCTGAAAACCGATAAGAAAGAGCGTGCCGAGGGCGTGTTTACTATTAAAAACCCCAACCATTTAACCTTTACCATTAATAATGCCGACTTTTTGGAGATTACCGAAATCAAAGGTAATGGAAAAGAGGAAGTCGTGGTAAAATTCCGTTCTCAATCTTCCGAACTGATGACGGTAGGCGAGCACAAAGGTTGGCTCAAGGTAGCTTCTTCAGCGGGTAGCGAACAGATAGTGCAGGTACTCATTACCGTACAAACCGATATAACATTCGCTACCAAAAAAGTGTATTTCTGCTTGGATAAAGAACTCACCCATATACGCCAAACCGATCCTCAAAGTGAGTTTGTATCGGTTGCTCTCACAATGGAGTTTAATGGCTACGGGCGTAGCTTTACCACTACCCAAAGCTACGATTATGTTTTCTTTGAGGGTGTCGCAACGGTGGATATAGGTCAAGAAGTACAAAACTTCTTCGTAGATATTGCACCTACTTTGGAAGTTAATACTAAAAAACTCATCACTCCTAAAGAACTCTTTAAGGCTACCAAGGTATCAGCAGTGATTACAGAAACAAATTTTAAAGGTAAAGTGTTCAGAACTCATTCTGTTACTGATTTATATTACTTACCAGGGAAGAAACCTAAAGCCTACCCTTATCTTACACAGTGTCGTTTGAGAAGTACTTATTCTCAGAGCCTCATTTCGGTATCAGCTCTTACGCAAGAGGTGCGTTCCCGCTCCTTGGGACAAATTGGTTCAAACCTTATTGACTTATCAGCTATTAAGGACCCGATAGGAGTAGCTAACTTCAGTTTCTTGCGTTCTACCGCAGATGCTACTTATGGAGCTACTGCTATAATTAGCAAGGAAACTCTCAGCCTTGAACCTAAACCAGAGCCTAACAGTACACCTATCAGTGCACTGTTTCAAAATCAAAACTACTGCCCTGATTGGTTTTCGTTTGCAGGTGAGTATGAAGCACTTGTGAGCTACGAACATACTCTTGCCGACAATGTGCTCAAAAGTGAAGACTACAAAGCACAAGTGAAAACCAAACGTACCTATAAGCTCAATACCGGTTGGCTATTCCCCGAAGAGATAGAAGTGCTGTGGGAGCTTATCAAATCACCTGTGTGTTTCCTGCGTATTGGTAATGAGTGGCTCAAGGCTATTCCGATTACTCAGAAACCCCTGTCCTTCGACAATACCCGTAACTTGCATAGCTTTGTTGTCGAATTTCAACTATCGTCTAACGACTAATCTCTAACGACTATGTTCAACAGTATACAAGAAATCAAGCAATATACCAACGTCTCCAACCGTTTAGATTTCGACCTCCTCAAAACCTATATCGAGGAGGCTCTACGTGTGAAGGTATATCCATACGTGCCTAAAGCAATTGTTAGTGAAGCAGTTGATGATACATTAGAACTGCTAAAAAAGTCTGTAGCCAATTATGCCGTTGCCTATGCTATTCCGTTTCTTAAGGTAAATATCTCTAATACGGGTGGTAACTACTATACTGATGATAAGATGGAGAAGTCTCCTTGGTACGACTTGCGTGATTTAGGACTTTCAGCTATCGCTATAGGCGACCGCGCCTTGAACAATTGCATAGAGCTACTCATCACAGAAGGTAAACTACAGCGTTCTAACGGTATTATAAGTACGGTGAATGAGTTTGAGAAATATTATAGTTTAAACAGCTCGTGGGAAGTATTTACTAAATTACAGCCAATGATGCAATGGGTGTGGGAGAGTATGTTGGCACCCCAGCTCAGCACTTGCACCCCTAATGATTTGCGCAATTATCCCACTATATGGGAGAAACTACAGCGCACCACAGTATTCTTTACCATCGCCGAAGCCGCCCAAATTCATAGCTTCTCGTTTACCACTACCGCTATCATTCAGCAGTGGGAGGAATTGCCCTGGCAAAAGAGCAAGATACTAAATGCTGCCGAAGTATATGCCGTTGCCCAACGCCTGCAACAACTCGCTCGTCACGAGCTGGCACAGCTCAAGCAGTTACTTGAGAAAGAAGCTGTTGCTTGCTATGTTCCTTCAAACGTCGCCCGACAAGTAGAGAAACTCAAAAGCGGGCTCTATTTCTAACTCTTACCTATGGAAATTACTAAATTTAGCAAAGATAGCACTTACCAGCGTATATCCGCTTCGTATATTGACGAGAACTTTCAGCTTATGCCTGCTGAAGAAGCAATTAAGACACGTCTCCGACATATACACGGGTTACGCCTATCCAATAAATATTCCAAGCACCAAGCAATACAGATACATATTAGAGAGATGAAAGTAAGCCAAGCTACTGCCTACCGCGACTACTCGTGGGCAATGCAAATATTTGGTGAACTTGATAAATCGGATATTAATGCCGAGCGTGCTATATTAGCAGATAGTTATTGGCAACTGTATCAGATGGCTTTAAAAGATAGAGATTTAGAACAAGCTCGCAAGGCGTTAGACTCTTATTCCCGCCTCTTCAACTTCGATAAAGAGGAGAAAGAAATCAACTTCGAGAAGATTACCGCCAACGAGTACCATATTCGAATGAGTCGCAAGAGTGCCAAAATGCTACGCGCTGCACTCGCTACAGGTGTGGTAGACTTTAACGATATTCCCGCTACGGATGCCGAATACGAAGATATAACTGAAGAACCTACCGATGAAGCCTCTGATTAAACCAGTAAAGGAAATTCTACTTAACCCTATGCAGATGGCAGCCGTTGCTGCTAACCGCTATGCAGGTGTGAAGAACATCTGCATAGAGGCAGGACGCGGTACTGGTAAGAGTACCATTCTCGGTTGGTTTGTTAAGGAAGCTGTTCGCCAAATGCCTCGTGCTACGGGGGTGCTTGTAGGAGCTACCTTTGTACAGATAAAGAGCCGAACCTTCCCCTCAACTAAAGAAGGGCTCGAAATGTTTGGTTTGTATGAAGATGTAGACTACGTTGTAGGACGTAATGGCAAGGCTCTCGGATTTGCAAAGCCTTTCCAAGCTCCTGACTCGTGGAGTAATGTGGTGCATTTCTCTAATGGTTTTATATTAGTACTTGTTTCTCTCGATGACCCCAACAGTGGACGAGGTTTAAACTCCTACATTGTTATTGGTGACGAGGCAGCTCTCTTAGAACACGACCGCTTATTTAACAACGTACTCACAACCAACCGAGCCAAGAAAGTAGAGTTTGACAAAGCCTCCTTGCTGAATGCTACTATTTTCACCTCCTCTGTTTCTCTTACCAAGACAGGCGAGTGGTTCACCGCACGCGAGAAGCTGGCATTAGCTAAGCCTAATGAATATAAGTTTATCAAAGCCAATGCCTATGTGAATGTGGAGAATCTTAAACCAGGATGGATACAAGAGATGTACGAGCAACGCGTAAGTGATTTGCTCTTTAATGCGGAGATATTGAACAAACGCCCTGGTAAGGTGACAGACGGCTTCTATGCAAAACTCAGTGCCGACAAGCATTATTACAAGTACCAGTACAACACTACCACCCTGCAAGACTTTTCGCAGAGCTTCACCCCCTCCTGCATCTACGACAACGATTTAGTAAGAGGAGTACCACTCGAACTCTCGCTCGACTTCGGTGGGCGTATCAACTGTGCTATTGTAGCCCAATGGAGCAAGGTAGCCAACACTATAACAATACTGAAAGACTTCTTTGTCAAGAACCCCCTCAAACTTTCAGATTTGATAAAGAAAATCATAGACTATTACGAACCCCACCGCGCTACTTGCAATAAGATATTCCTATACCACGACCGTTCGGGATTTAAAAGTGAGGCTAACAGTAAGACCACCCTCGCCCAAGATGTGGAGGATATGCTACGTACAGCAGGCTGGCAGGTGTATAACAAGACTCCTAACAGCAATAACCCAAGCCATATTCTCAAATTCC